AGAAGTTTAGGAACAGCATAAGCTGTCATATCAACATTCTCCATAAACACATAATATCTTGTATTTGGTTTTAATCTTTTTCCTACAACTTCAACGTTTCTAGTTCTAACATTGTATAGGATGTCTATTCCAAGAACTTTATTACCCAAATCAATCACTTGTTCATTTGGTGTTAATTGGAGACCAAATTCTCTTTCAACTCCACTTTCTTCAAAAGTTTGTGTAACTGTATTGACAACTTCTTCAGTAATTACTTCTAGAACTTGAGTTCCATGACCATGTGCTCGCTCAATAATTTCAGAAGTTGATGATAAGACTTCTCTATCAGTAATTTCTTCACCAAGGAATGTCGCACTATCTCTACCATTCCAAGTAATTTCATGAGAGTTCCAGAAACTAGGTGCCATTCCACCATTTTCACGATCTTCAATTTGTAATATATCTGCAAGTGCACCATATCCAGTGTCAATATTAAAGATTGCTGGAGAACCAAGAGGAACCTCTTCTACCCAAAAATCTGACTCTGGATTTAATTGTATTGTTCCTGCAAATAATGCTATATGAAAGGGATTTAAGTTTTCTGTTCTTGTTGCAAATGGTTGTACTAAAAATTCAACATCTGTGTGTTTAAGGACTACAGCAGGCCCATTTCTTGTAATATTTCCATCAACAAAATCCTCACTCCATCTATAATCGGTATTTACAGGATCTCCAAGTGTGCTAACCGTTTCGTGTATTATAGGAACATTTCTTTCTATAGATCTTGGTCTACATTCACCCTTTACGAGATCAATATCAAATTTAGACTCTCCTTTCAAATTATGAATTGAATGATCAGTAAAATTATCTACAAAGAAACCAGATTTAAACTTATCTAATCCAGTATTTGGGTCTTTAATTGATAAATTTTTAGTATCTGTTTCTAATAATGATAAAGTTGTATAATTTTCTAAATTTTTAATTCTATGCTCAAGACTACCAATATCTTTCATAGTATATCTCTTATGTCTTACTGTTTTTACAGTGACCTCTTTATTTGCATTACGAACATAAGGGGGGTATGAAATAGAAGCAACTTCAAAGGCCTCTTCATTTGGTAAAGGTAATTTGGGAAGTCTTGATGGAGTTCCCTCTTTTACTGTAAAGAAACCATCTTTTGTTAAATATAATCTATCGACTCTACCTTGATAATATGAATAATCTACAATAAGACTTTTATTTGATACTACAACTTCAGATTGTGTTGAAACAAAAGATCTAGATCCAAAAGAAAATGGTGATTTATCATTTGCAGTAAACGGTGCAACTCTAGGCCTAAAGTCAATAAAATCAGAGGCAAATCTGTCAAAAACAAATGGTATATCTTTGCTATAATTTAATGTATTATAACTATTGACTGTTTCGATAGTTCCCGAATTTTCATTGTTAAGTAAGTAATCAAAAATAATTCTTAATTTACGAGTTGGTTTTTCTGAGTTTGATTTCCTTACAATTCTAGAAAAATCTGCAAATTCTAATCTTTGACCATCATCCAAAGTGTAATTATTAAATAAATTTCGATCACCAGGTAGAACACTAGTTAATGTTGCAACTATTCCCGACGTTTTAAGTGATATGCTTTCGTTTACTTCAAAAGTATTTTGATTTTCATAAACAAATGTGATTGAAGTTGGTGATACTACATCAACAACACGAGCCACAGCACCTGAAGTGGCACCAATAAATTGCTCACCAACCACTACGTTTCCAGTAAATGTTGCTGTTGTATCTGTTGCAACAATGGTTGGTAAATCAGGATTATTTGTGTCATTTGATTCAAAAATTCCTAAAACACGAGATACTTCTGGAACATTTAATGATATTTCTTCATCTTGAACTCTTGTCCCATAATATTGACTATATGTTAAACCATCATTAAAAGTAGTTGATCCAGTACCAGATCCAACTAATTGGGATTTATCTACAATCAAATCACTACACCTTACAATTGATTTTTCTTTAGATGCCAATTTGCTTCTTTTTATGGCAACTGTCAATACTGCATCACCACTCGGTTTTGATAATCCTTTGATTACTACTGATTTGCCATTTTGTGCAACATCTACCATTGGACTTAAAAGTTTTTCAGTAAATCCAAGATCTGATGCGGTATCAATTTCTAATGTGTAGTTTGAATTTGTAAAAGGTTCAAAAAATAAATCATCAGTGCTTAAACCTGTTACATCTGATATATTAAATGTTACTTGACTGCCCGAATAATTTGATTTTGTTATCTGCTTTCTTACGATATATGAACTATCCAGCACATTCATTGATGAAATAAAATCATCTGTTAATTTAACTCTAAAACCAGGATCATCTGCTTCATGTAATGTTGGAACACGAACTATAATATCAGTTGGTGATGTAGCTCTGACTGATCCATCACATGTACCAAAAGTGCTTGCAACATTTTCAATAAGAAAACTAGTTCCACCAATACCAATGTCTTTTACTCGGTTAAAAGTAGGAATATTGTTAGCATGAGCACCTCCAGTGTAACTAACAATATCTCCAACTTTGACTAATGATCTAAAATCGCTAACTGAAGATCCCCTTACAGTTGAAAATCCAGCAGTGGCATCACGTGGTGTAATTTCAAATTCTGCACCTGTCTGGAATACTTGTTTTTTGGAGTCTAAAACTGTATTTGCAGCAAAACTAGTTGTACCTGAAGAAACTCCCTCTTGACTATGAATTGCTTTTATATCTTCAAAACTGCTATCTACAATCTTTGTAATATTATTACCTATTTCAAGACCGTTAACTATTAAAGGTTCATTTATCTGAAACTCTCCAACAACATCACGAAGTGTGATTGTAGTAGTAGTACCAGCAACTGCAAATCCAGTTGCTCCACTAAATTTTCCTTTTACATGAGAATCTGATCCATAGACACTTTGTGCTTTAGCTACAGTGATTTTTGTATATAATTGAAGATCATAAAATTTTAAATCAAACGTTGTAACTGCAATTCCTGATGTACTTTTTTGAGAGTAATCATAACATCTTACATTTCCTATTACTACTGCATTATTATCAGCATGTTTATCAGCATTCAATCTTCTATCTAATAAACTTACTGATGATGCCCCAAATCCAAAAGGTGGAGAACCAAGAACATTTGTTATCTCCATTGATTTACCAATTCTCACTGGAACGCTTATATTTTCCTCTAATTTGGTCGTTCTTGGTTTTGGGACATCAATAGACGTTGATCCAACTTTATCTATCTCATAACCCCTTACATACGCCTTTCCTGAAGAAATTTGTAAACTAATAATATCATCCGATGGTGTATTTCCATTTTGTGTCTGTTGAGTGTCAAAATACACTCCTCTGTTTCCAACTCTATCATTTAGTGATTCCTTTACATCTATAGAAAATGGTTTAACATAATAATCTCCAGATTCATCGAAAGTTCTTCTTGCTAATTCTTTTGCAAAAGTATTATACTCAGTTGTAGTCACCATCTCTTTGATGCTGCCATTCTCAATCCTCATTAATTCAACAAAATTTAAATCTTCAAGATCTGTCAAAGATTTTTTATGAAGAGTAACAGAAATTTTTAATCTATCTGCACCTGGTGCAGCTTCATTAGAGAATCCTAAAGCATTATCATATAAATCTGAATTTACAGATGATGCACTAGTTTTTTCCTCTTTTATTAAAAAACCTACTCTATAACTAGGTGAATTGTCATACTGATCTAAAATTAATGTAGACGCTGTTGTTTTTACAAAAAATCCACGAATAAAATATACTCCTTCATTTATAGAAAAAGAAGTTCCAGTAGAAGTTGCATTTGAGATAATGCATCTTGCAAACTGACTATTTGCTGATATACTTGTATTTAAAAATGAAATATCAGATAAAGTTATTAAATTTTCACCGTCCTGAAATGTCCTTGTAGTCCCGTCTGATCCAGATTTAGAGTACTTTAAGTATAAAGTGTCAAATCCATCAATCGATTCCGATATGGTTAATCTATTAACTACTGTTGCTTCTACTCCTGATGTTTCTCCTTTTATCTTTATCTTATTATCTGCTAAAACTTTTGTATAAGTATCTACTGGAATATTTAAAAAATTTGGATCTATTTTTACCGCAAAATAACTAGAGTCATAAAAAGTTCCACCAGGTATTACCATTGAGCCTTCTTTGAAAAAATGCCTTCCAAATTTTTCAACCTGATTTTGTAATATTGACTGTAGTGTTGTTAATTCTCTTGCTTGAACTGGAAAACCAGGTTTAAACAATACTTTGTGATAATTTTTATTTTCATTAAAATCATCAAAGTATGGAGAAACGTTTAAATTAGTATTTTGTGGCATCTTAGAACTCGATTACGATTTTTACTTCTTCTTTTTGTGAAGTTGTCCTTGTTACTTCTGCTCTGTTATCAATATATATTATTTCTCCAGAGTATTTTTTAATTTCTGAAGAAGAAACTCCATTAATAAATGCTTGACCTAAAGATTCATCTCTTTGACCAACTCTAACAGACTCACCGTTAAATGTTGTATCAACAACCAAATTATCAACAGTTTGACCAGATCCTTCTATATGAGTTGCTCCAGTGATTGCAGTTGATAATCCTACAAAATCTTTAAGTTGTTTACTGTATACACTTATAGTGGAAAATCCAACTGGTTGATAGTATTTTAAAACTCCAGTTGTATTATCCCAAGAAGCAACGTATGCAACTGCAGTTCCAATACCTAAAGTAGAATCATCTGAATATTGAGTTATTCTTGCATTTGGTTTGTAAACAACATTTGACAACTGAGTGGTTGATCCACTAGGAGGTGTTAATTTTAATGCACCTAAAGATGTAGCAGTCCTCTTATTTAGAACAGAAGTTCCAGCAGAATCAAGAGGATCTTTTATTATTCCAACACGAGAAAAACTATTTCCAACAACATAGTCTCCCCTATCAGTAGGATTATTATCAAATTTAGTGTATATCATCACTCTATATCCACCCAATTCACGATATATATCAGCACCATGACCACCTTTTGGTGGTATTATGACTTCAAAAATTGGTTGATTATCACCTTGTCCTAAAGAATCTACCTTTTTGGTTTGGTTATCAATTGTAAATTCAAAATTTTCATAAAGATCAACTACTGCATAAGTGTAATCTCTAGAATTAGTATCAGATAACTTTATAGAATCAACAACTCCACCAGCGACTTTTATTGTAGCTGTGCCTCCACTTCCATCTCCAATAATTGGAACTCCTATAATATCACCATCCTGACCATTAATTGAAACACTACCTGCTCTTTTTACAATGATTGTTTCAAGTTTACCATCAATTGCTGCATCTTTTACAGCTTTAGTGGTGATATCACCCCATTTTTCGGGAAGAGGTATGTATGAGTCAGTTACAAACTTTACAATATCTGAAGGTGCTATGGTATAAAGATATTTCCATTGATATCCATCTGAATCATCTCCTTCAGCAACTGGTGGAACTGTAGTTGAGGTGTGAGTTGGTTCAACTTTAGATGTTTTCCCTTTACCTTCATTTTCTGGACTTGAACCATTATTGATACACAAGTATACTTTAAATTCAGAGGTTAAAACATAGTAATCTGATCCATATAAACCAGAATTGCTACTTTGAGAAGTTCTATTATTTGCACTATAATTATTTCTATACATTTCGTAAACTGTTCCACTTTGCCAGTTAATACGAGGTATTACTCTTCTAACATCACTAGGAGTTATTTTTTTTAAGAATAACATACTGTCATGATATCTATTTTCTTCATCAAAATTATCTATTGGATCTGGAGTCCTTGTAGGCCAAGAGTTATCACCATATCCAATCCCATCAGCAACATTATCTGGTTTTGGGTGAGCTAAAAAAGTATAATAATTATTTTTTCCTGTCGTACCAATACCTACAAAACTGTCTATAAAAGTTTCAGCATTCAATATACGGTATTGATCAGTGATTATTGCGGGCATTGACCTTATGTTTTTTGATTATTTATACCTCTTATGTATAATTACTTTTCTAGGCAGTATAACCTTCAGTTTTTACGGGTTCAGTTCTGATTACTTGAGCAGAGGTTTCAATTCCAAGTAAACCGTTCTGATTATAAAAAGTAAATGATTTTGCATCAACTCCTCTAGAAACGTTAACAGCACCCCAACTATATTTACCTACTCTAGATAAACCAAAAGTTGAAAAACCAACAGTATCAATACCAGAAATAGACTGTACATTTGAAAATACTCGTACAATAGAGGATCCCATACTGACTATATGCTCGGCAAAATATACATTATCAACAAAGTTTGTTCCGACACCAACTATTTGTGGGCCAGAAGATGTGGTTCTAATTCCAGTGACTCCACTTGTACTACTTCCGATAGAAGTATTTTGGATAACAAAATAGTCTCCAGTAGAAATACCAGTTTTTATTACTTCTCCATCTTGCACATTATTGAAGTTAGCAGGTAAAATTGTAGCATCTGGTTTAAGATCAAAGAATAAAGCAGGCCCAGTAGTATTAATACCGACAGCATTTGTTCCTATTCCAACTATATCACCATAATCTCCAACATAAGTAACTTTTTTAATTGTTTCAATTTTTGCATCTCCACTAGCAATATTTCCAACGATGTTTATATTGTTCAAATTTTCACCCAAACCATCAATATTTGAAAATAACCAAGAGTCTTTAATGTAAATTTTAGTATCAGAAGGTGATATTGATTTGATAATTCCCGAAGAAGGAGTTATTTTAGGTTCTAAGTAATTTCTTTCTTTTGAAATTTTTAATCCATCTATTGTTAAATCTTCAGTTTGTTTTCTCCACATTGTTGGTCTTTTAAAATTCGCATCTGTAGATATACCAACTCCAGAATATGTCTGTGTTTCTAAAGTATCTGCAGCAATTAGTGCGTAGATTACTCTATTATCTTGTTCTAAAACACCATCATAGTATTGAAGTCTTAATTGATCACCAGGTTTTATAGTTTCATCAATGTCAATTTCTCTATAATCCCCACTTGAACCTGCATAAAAATATATCTTAAATGAACTTCCAGCTTTTGGTGCTTCTTTGAATGATATTCTTGTTCCACCATTAAATTCATAGTCTCTACCAGGAGTCTGTAAAATATCATTTATGAATATCAGTAAATTATTTTGTAAAATTATCCCTGAACCTTTTTTTGCAACTATACTATAGTATTCTTTAATTATTTCAGTTCTTGTAATTAAAAATGTTTTTCTAAACCCATTAAATTGAATGCTAAAATCATCCAATTCAAGTAATTGACCAAAACACCATCCTGCAAATTTATCATGATATTTATTTCTAATTGTTATATTAAACGCACTTGTTGCTGCACCAACTTGGAATGGTATTGTAGATAATTGTAGATTATCACCAATTTCGTAACCTATACCACGGTCTGACATATCAAATGATATTATACTGCCACCAGTTCCCACTACAACATCCATTTTAGCACCAGATCCACTTCCACCAGTTAATGGAATATCTTTATAAGGACTTGGTGGATCAACAGTAATAAAGTTTAATCCCGTAGATATTCCAGTATTAGTGTAACCAGTTCCTGGATTTGTAATAGTTACTGCAGTAACTATTCCTGCTGTTACCGAGGCAGTTATAACTGCGTCTACTCCACCACCAACTCCAACATCAAGAGTTATTGTATTTTCTGTCAAACTTATTATTCCCAGTGTTTGTCCTGAAGCTGGATCAGTTGCTCTTGGATATGGATGGTCAGATGCAAAATTATCCTTAGAACATCTAAACACTAATGAATTATTATCAAGAGTGACTGTATCTGCTAATGTTAATCCATGATTAGCAATTGTTAATGTTAACAAACCAGTTTCAGAAATATAAGTTGCATTTGTTGGAGTTAACTGTGATCCACCAGTTACGTTAACGGAATTTGGATTAGAAGAAACAAATACATGTGTGAAGTGTCTATCAATTTCCGCAACCATTACTAGAGGATCGGATAAGTAACCAGCTCCTCCAGTTACTATACCTACAGACTGTATAGTTCCTGAGTTAGAAACCACAGCACTTAATATTGCTTTTTTTGGAAATTGGTATCCATTACCTTCTCCAACATCAAATTCATTGATAATACCACCTCTTGGTAAATCTTTATTACCACTAGTTCCTGTAAAATCAATTGTTTTTCCAGTTCCAACTATAGAGTAATCTCTTTCGTTTTTGTTACCAATTACGCCTAGATATGGTTTTTGAAAAATATTATTGATTAAAATAGCACCAAAACTAGTGTTTATTCCTGTTAATTGAACTCCATTTGAAGTTAGATTGAATTTATCAGTTGACCCATCAAATCTATCTGAGATATCATCTATAATTTTATTTGTATCGTAATTTAATCTGTAGTATGCTCTACCAGTAAATGTTGAGAATGTAGATATCCCTCCAGTTGGCCCATATGGTGCCTCTGAAAAATAAATTCTCCCTTCTTTGATTCTATAATCACCTTTTAAAACAGTTACTGCAGCACCGACTGTATGAGCAGCTGCCACTGTTCCCATTTGACCCCTATCAACATTTAATGAATTAGTTGAACCAACTCCAACTAGATTAACTTTAAATATTTCATCTTCAATTCGAAGTAAAGACTTACCCGCTATCTCAGAAACATCATTTAAGAAAATAGAGGTGCTTCCTACTCCAACAGTTCTAGCTAATCCAACTGAAATAGCAGTTGTTATTCCTAGTGGACTCTGAATTATATTGTCAATACTAATTAAACTTCTAATTGTCGCATTTTCTGATGGAACTGATAAAGTGTGAGTATTTCCAATTCCAGTAATATTAACAAATGATGCTGCTATGCCTGCACTTGCAAACGTGGCAGAAATTGCAACTTTAATATTATCATTATCTTCTTTAATTGCAAAAACAGTTGATGGTAACAATGTTGTTGCAGCTACACCAGCATTAACGTCCGATGTATTTGCAATTCCGATAGCAGACTGCCCAGTTTGTGGTTTATAAATTAATTGTTCACCTGTATTAAATTCATGATTTGTTATAGTAATTTTATTAGTTGTCGTGCTTATACCAGTTGATGGATTTATTTTTTTATGAAATAAAGAATTGCCATTAGTAAATAAATCAAAACTTGTAGTTCCAATTACACCTCCCCCAGTAGAGGTTACAATTCCTGTGAACTGAGAACTAATATCATCTATTAATAAAACTTTATTCGTTATGGATTCATTATAATCAGTTAATGTTTTAGAATCAAATGTTACTAATTTTGATAAACTATCATCATTTGTATTCTCACTTACAAAATCATAATAAAATCTTTCATGAACAGAAACTTGCTGATCAATGTCAACGTCAAAATTTAGTAAAGAATCTGATTTTAATTCGTGACTTACAGACGAGTGAACACCTAAATTACAAAAATTTTTAAATCCAGCAATGTGACCCAAACTATCTACAGAATTTTTCCAAGTTAGATAAGGAATACCTCCTTGGATTGAATATGAAAATCTTTGATAATAATCATTGTCATGTAATTTTTGAATGCTAGAATTTAATTTTCCTGTATCTCTTTTCCAACTATTTTCAATTCCAACTACACTATCAACATTCAAATTAAAATCAAAATTAAAAATATTTTCTACTGTTGATTTATTATTACTTTGGCTTCCTAAAATAATATCATTTTCTACAAACTTGCCTTGAACATCAAAAACTTTTAAAGTTTCTGATTCTGGATCCCATCCATTTTCTGCAACGGTTCCAGTAACATTTTTTCCCAAGACTGTTATTGTTTCTTTATCAGAAAAAGAAACTTTATTAAATTCTGCGTTAAAAGATGCTAAATGATTCTTTTTAATAACTCTACCAAAATTATTATCTTCTTGATATGTTCCTCCATATCCATATATCGATCCTATTCCAGATAAAGAGTATGATACTGATTCTTCACCACCTGTTGTGTCTATGCCAGTAACATTAAAATAACGATATTCATAATCACTTGAATTATATCCATCTCCTGTTGGTAAACCATCGACGTTATTAAGTATTTTTACGTTTTCAACATATATCTGATCACCTACTTTGAATGGAAAATCACTATTTTGATTATAAAATCCACTATCACCAGATCCTGTTTCTGGAAACGGAGCTTTTAAATCTAAAGTAACTGTATCAGAACTATCAATGGTTGCTCCCCTTATGATAATTCCATTTGAATTATTAATAGGAATAATTCTAATATCTTGATTTAAACCAGTGTCATTTGATAATATTTCTACACTTTTAACAGCAGATCCAGATAAAGTGGATTTTGATATAATATTTGAATTTCCGACAACTATTACATTTGGTGCTGTTGTATACTCTCTTCCTCCACTAATAATTCCTATTGATTTTAATGTAAATACATTCTTTAACTCTAAAATTGTATTACTTTCTGCTTTTGGTTGTAAAGTTTTGTCTGGACTAAACTCAATTCCCTGAGTGATTGCTTGAGTACTATCAATTTGTCCAATTTCATCTGTTTGAACAGATAAAACAGCGTTTTTACCAGTGGTTGTTGCGATTGAAGTTAAAATTGGTAAAGAAGATACCCTAAAACCTTTATTTAAGATATCTACAGAATATATTCCACCAGTTTCTGTTATTGACTTAGTTGAATAAAATGCACTTGAAAATCCTGTTGCTGTGTATGAATTGGTTTCAGCAATCCCAGTTGGATTGAATTCAAACTCACTTGTGCCTATTCCAGTAACTTTATGTTCAATATTAAACTTAGAATCTACAAGTTCAATTTGAGAATGGTGAGGAACATTTTCATTGACAAAATGAGTTAATGTTTTTGTAAAATTATTATTTTTTCCTTGTATTCTGTAAGCAAATTTATTTGCTAGTAAATCACCTACAGATACACTTATTTTAGTTTTAGAATCTCCATCTCCATTAACTCCACTCTTAGAAATTAAGTTACTACTATATTTTGATATAAAATCAGAATCATTATAAAAATCTATATCATAGTCAGTTAAACTGGGATCCGAAGTTAAAAATTCTGCTGTATTGTTTCTGTATAGAGTTAGTTTTGGATTTATTTTTGAAATTTCGTGATTTCCACTACCAAACGTTGTTATTCCAATATAGTTGTATGGAAATATTGATATATCATAAGAATTTTCAGCTAACCTTATCGTATGTAATGAGTCTCTGATAACATAATAAACTCCATCATTAACTAGAGGTGTAGCTGGATCTGAGGAATTATAAACAATTACATCTCCTGTTTCAAAATCATGATCATTAATTGTTATTGTTGATAATGTAGTTCCTACTCCAATATCAGTTGATCCGAATGAAACAGGATTAACAACTAATTTTCTAATTGTTTCATTATATTTAAAATTAAAAGTTTGAGTTTTATTTGATTTTATATTTAAATTAAATTTATCATTAATAGATAATCCATGTTGTTGTCCTGTAGTTGTGGCTGTAGAGACAGTGACTATCCCAACTACTTTTCTTAAGTTACCAGTGATATTATCAAATATTGACTCAATCTTAACATTATCTGTAGAATCAGTTATAATTTCTTTAAAAAATACGTTACTAGTACTAAATCCTATTTTTTCTGTTGATAAACCTATAAACTCATCACTAATTTTTACACAGAATAATTTATTAATTGAACTTATGTCAAAATCATTCGATAAATTTTCATTTTTAGATGCTTTTATTGTAGATCCGAGTGAAACTAAAGAAACTTCATCACCATTCTTAAATTTATGATTTGGTAAGAATATTGCTTTTGGTGGAATTGACTTGAAAATTGTTCCCACACCTGGATTAGTTCCTACTCTTCCAACTATAACGTTTGTAAAACTAGTTCCAATTCCTACTGATTTTATAGCTTCAAAATATTGAACCTTTGGAAATTCTATATTTTTATTTTTTAATTTTTTATCAATTTTGTATGTAAATTTTTTCTCCAATCTACTCACTACTGCACCTGAGTTGTGAGCAGTTGATGTCGTTGAATTATGTTTTCTAATTACTCTATATTTGTTATTGACATCATCAAATCCAATAATTAAAAATTGTTCAACTCCAATTTTAACTACATCATTAATTTTAAATTTTCTACTTATGGTTGGATCGGAAAAAGTCAAAAATGTTGTAATACCTGTTACGCCATCTGTTCCAATACCAGTAGACATAGATGAAGTAAGAGTAGATACATTTATAGTTTTAACTCCTTCTAAGTTTTTATAACTTGTTGATGAAATACCATTAATTTCTACCACATCACCATCAAGCAAATTGTGAGAAACAGTTGATAATCCAGTGACTTCATTATCAAGAACTGAAAATTTTAGATTATTAACTACTATATTAGTGGTTCCAACTGAAACTATTTGTTTTCCTAATACTTCACTCACTCTTGATGTAATAGTTGGATCTGTAAAATTAATTTTATCATTTACTTTATAATTTTCTCCAGATTCACTAACTATGATTTTTGTTATATTTGAAGATCTAGTTCCAACAACATTAAGCAAAACTTCAGAATCTAAAGAATTTTGTAATATTGGATATCTCCTATAAGTTTCATTCAATCCTAAATGATTTATATTTCTCTTGTAATCTCCGATATTTAAAATTGAATCTGATTGATCATTTGAAGAATTGTAATTGAATTGATCAGTTTCATTACGGTGCATGATAGTGGTATATGGAAATGTTGGTTTCTGATTATTTCTATCTACAGTAGTAAAATATGCATAAGTTCCATTCGGATAATCTGGAGTTATGCTAAATTTTCCATTATATTCATCTAAATCCCCACTTTCATCGTAAATATAATCATTAATAAAATAGCCACCTGGATATGTTAATTGTGATGGTCTGTAGTTATTATCATTGATAAGAGAAATTGAATAACTAGATTGAACATAAGTTAATCCAGTTCCAACTTGAGATATTGGCCCGTAAATTGGATTTCCATCATAAGCCCATCCAACTATTTTTGAATGTTTTGT